AAAAGCACTCCCATGATGTGGGGATACCGGGGTTGGCCTTGGAGTTTGAGAAAGAGAGATACCAGATTCCGTGGCACAAAGAAATAAGGGAAGCCAGTCGACCGGGACCGAGAAAATTGACAGATGGGTTGGCGCGGTTAGTATATGGTAAGAATGGAAGATTGGAGGGTCATACTCCAGATTCGGTAATGGCGTTATGGATGTGTGAGTTAGCTATAAAGAATTTGAATAAGAAGGGTTTAAGTTTTGCAAGTTGGGAATACGTATAGGAAAGTTTATATATATCATTTGCATACGAAGATTCCAACCAAACTATGAAGAAGAGAACTCGGTTGGAAATTTACGGAATAAGTGATGACACGAAGTCGCAGCTTAAAGAAATTGCTAAAGCTGAGAATGTACCAACGGGCGTCTTAGTAGAACCTGTTTTAAGGAGATACGTTCGGGAGTATCATGGCCGATAAGAAAACCAGATACAAGATTCCTGATGGCGTTAAGAGTGAGGCCAAGCAGGGTAGGGATTTGAGGACCATGCATGGTTATGGTGGTGGTAAAGTTACAAAGTCTATTAATTACAAGTTAAGAATGCAGAAGGATGTTGGATATAAGACGGCAGTAAGTATAGACACGTATTATAGAAGGCATGAGAAGGTTGACCCTAAAGGTGAGAACTTTGATAACCGTAAACAGCCCAGTAAGGGATATATTATGTGGAAGATGATGGGTGGAAATTCTGGTCAGAGTTGGAGTAGGCGGTTGAAGAAAACTTTAGATGTGATACAAAAAAGAGAAAGGCTTAATAAGATAAACAGAACATTGGAGGCAATACATGGCATGGTACGATAGATTGCTTGGGCGCAAATCGGTAAGAAAAGTCTCTGCTTTAGAGGAGATGATGATACATGATACGCGAGCATTGGAGAAGGAGGCACGAACTCCTGTTTATTCTGCGATGGGTAACAATGCTGCGTTTCAGGATTCGATATTACCTCCAGTTGACCAAACTTATCTTGAACAGTTAGCTGACAGGTATTCTCATCTCAGGACCGTAATCACTCGAATCGCTTCTCAATCCGTAGCAAAGGGATGGGAATACCACGCTGTTGGTGATGCGGGGGACAAAGAGGAGAGAAAGATTTTAGAGGGTTTATTGAGAGACCCGACAAGAGGGGATGCAGATATCTCTGGAATGGAATTGTTTAAGGCAATGATACGTCAGTTAGAGGTGTTTGATGATGTTTGGGTTAGTATTGTATATGATAGGATAGAAGGTAGTGAGGATAAGATAGTCAAGCAGTTATGGGTAGAGGATGCAAAGCGCATGCGATTTCATGTAGATGAGTTTGGAAAGTTTAAGGATGATGTTTGGTTTGATACGATAACGCGAGAGTTTTTAGAAAACAAAAATTCAAAAACGGAGGGAGGATTCCCTGCGGAGAAGATGGCATATTTCTATGACCAAGGAACTGAGAAAGATAATATTCCATTTGCTCGTGATGAGATAATTCATTTCAATAAATACAGTGCGAGTGCCAGATTATATGGTCAGTCGCCAATTATAGGTCTTTCTAAGAAAATCGAAACTGCTTTAGCCATTGAGAATTTCCAAAATAAGATTTATAAATTAGAGAGACCACCAAAAGGTTTCTTAGATATTCCCGGTCATGATGAAGAGAGTTTGAATCGGCTTGGGGAGTATATTGCAGAGGAGACAAGGCGTAATCCTAATTTTGTTCCGATAATCAGCAGTCGTGGTGAGGGAGTATCGGCAGGTCAGGCTAAGTTTGTGCCAGTAATGCCTAACATGGATGAGTTGATGGCTTTACCGTATATGGAGCGTATTAACAATGATATTAACGCAGCATATGGAGTAATGCCGATTATAACAGGAAGCACAGCAGGAGTTGGTGGATTGAATGCTGAAGGAGAGCAGATTAATATTTTTGATAGAACTATTTTAGAAACGCAGAATTGTTTAGAGATGGGTTTCTTTAAACCGTTATTGAAGATAATGGGAATTAAGACTTGGAAGATTAAGTTTGCAGATATTAATGTAAAGAATGAGCAACAGCATTTGGCAAACATGTTACAGAAGGCAAATATCATTACTGTTTTAAATAAATTAGGAATTAAGGCAACATTGGATAAGGATGGTAATTTGAAGTTACCAGATGAGCCTACTGTAGTAATGCCAGAGGCAAAGCCAGAGGTTGGTGCGTTAAAACCGTGAGTAATTGCAAGAAGTGTTTGGCAAGTGGAATGCGAGTTCATGTTTTGAGTTCTGGATTATGTCAAGAGTGTCAATCGGAATATGATTGGAAGAATGGGCCAAGAGAGGCACGTAGGCAGGCCAACAAGGCAAGGCGCATGGCGATGTATGAGCAGGGTAAGAAGATAATAGATAAAAAATGGAAAGCTAAGTATGGTGATGATTCTATAGATGCGGTGCTTGGTTACGAATAATGATAAAAGCTGAGTGGTCTACAAAAGGTGCTAAATCTATTATTAACCGATTTAGTCAGCAAGACCATTGGAGAGAGATATTTGACCAAGCGTGTGATGAGCTTGGTGTAGATGGGATTGCAACGGACGAAGTGTATAGTAATTTAAATCGAGCAGGCGTTGGTAATGTAACAGGAGCATTAAGGGGTTCGATTGAGGTTCTTACTGATAAGAGTGGTGAGATTACAGTTAGCAGTAATCATCCTGCTGCAAATGCGATTGAATACGGGCATTATTTTGATGAGGTTGACCCTGAATCTTCAACGATTAAACAATACGCAAAGTTGTATGGAATGAAGCCGTTTTTATTAGCAAGGGCAATTTCTCGTAATGGATTTTATAATGAAGGGCGAGCTGTATTTAGAAATGCAGCAAGCGCGACAAGGGATGCAATAGCAGATGTACTTCCAAAGGTTACGTATAGGGTTGCCGCAGAGCGTTCCGGAAAGTAATCTTTGTTTATATATACATATTTAATGTAAGGTTGTGGCAGACGCACCAGACACGAAGTGGAAGGTCTATCGACCAGATTGGTATAACGAGAGAATCTTAGAGACGTTTATTAGTTCTCCTATCGTCGACAAACAGAATGATAAGATAGGTACTGACACGATTAAAGAGGCCATGGATTTCTATATGAAATACGGGGTTTATTCATACAAGCATGAGGAGATGCCAGTGGGGCTACCTCTTGCATATAAGGTTAAAGATGGTAAAGTAAAATTAAGGGTTGGAGTACACAACCGTCTTCCGATGCATGATAGAGTATGGGAAGAGATGAAGATTTACGGTGACAAGGGCGGTTCGTCTATAAGGGGCGAAGCTGAGAAGCAAGAGAAGGTCTGCGAGGGAGATGTCTGCCACAACAATATCTCCGCATTATCTCTTTGGTCCGTATCATGGGTTGGCAACAGGCCAGCTAACCCAGAAGCTACTGTTACAGAGGTAGCAGCAGCTAAGGAGGCACCAGAGCCAATAAAGGTGACAAAGCAAGTAACATTAGATGATGTACAGGAAATAATAGACAATGCTTTGGAGAAGAAGTTAGGAAGGCGAGGGAACAAGTGGTGTATATTACATCACAGGACACCCGGAAAGATAGGAAAGCCAATCAAGGGAGCTTGTCATCCTACGCGCAGGCAGGCGGAAAGACAGCATGCTGCGATGAATGCCAGACGTTTTGGTAAGGCCCGCAAGAAGATAGATGAGATATTGTTTAAGATGCGCTTGGATAAAATCGACAAGCATATCTGGGACATAGCAGGAATCAAGAAGTGTGCGGTAAAGAAGGGCATAGAAGTTATCAAAGCACCAGTGCCAAAGCGAGAGTGGAAGTTACGTGGGCGTAGAGGTAGAGGGCCAACTAAGACTGAGTTTGAGAATTGCAAGAACAACACCAGAAAGTTAAGAGGATATTACGGACAGAAAATAGCAAAGCCGGAGAATTTCTGTGGTAAGTTGTGGTGGAAAACGAGAGCAATGATGACTGGTTCTCGTAGATATAATCCAGAAAAACCGGGAAGTGGTGGCTTGGTTCCTTCAAAAGTAATAGACCAGTCTGGTGATGAGTTTAGAAGGGCTATGTTTTCTGCAACTGGTCCAAAAGGAGAGCAATTAAATCCAAGTAATATTAGAAGAATCCTTGAAGACAGAGGTAGGGCAGGCGCAAGAAGGCGCGGTCCAAGAACACGCTCTGGTGGCAGAACAAGATACAACGTTTAGGTTTCCGGAAAGTATTAGTTGCTTATATACCCTTTTCGTGGTGTATATACATGTCAGAATGCACTTGTGGTGGCAATCACGCCAAATCTGTCGACGAGGAAATCGTTGAATCAGAGGACGTAGAATTAGCTGCCGGACTTGATGAGCCAGTTGAAGTTGGTAAGGAAGAGGCACTAATGAAAGACATGGAAGCCACACTTGCTAAACTCAAGGAGGTTCTTGCTTACTTAGAAGACATGGGCGAAGAAAAGGCCGAGTTGGATGATGAGGAAGAAGAGGAAGAACCAGAAGAAGACGAAGAAGAAGAGGAAGAGGAAGAGAAAATGGAAGAAGAAAAAGCAGACACCGTTGATGAACTTCACAAAGCCGTTTCTACACTTAAAAAACACGGTATTGGTGTATATACAGGAAAGAAAACCACACCAGCACCTAAAAATGACGCTCCAAAAGCAGAATCTATTGATTGGAACAACATGACCAAATCATGGGATGAACTTGAAGAAATGATAGGAGAGAACTAAATATGGCAATGACAATGGAAGAATATGTAAACGCCTACTACGGCGGAACACTTGGAATATCCAAGAGGTACGGCATCCAAAAGGATGATACTATTGAGACTACCGACCCAGCAGGTGCTTTCAACACCATGTTTGGGGCTAAAGTCTACAATCAGTTAAACACAAACTCAGAAGTTTTCAAACTTTTGAAGAAAGAACCATGGACACAATCAGGTTGGAGAGTAATGACTGCAAGGCACAGCACAACTGCTGGTGTTGCAGAAGGTGGGGCATTCCCAGCAACAGAACACTTAGACCTAACTGAAGTAACTGCAACTTTAAAAGAAGTAGTAACTCCATGGGAAATGACTTCTAAAGCTGAAATACTATCTAAAGCAGATGATGGTCTTGGTGACTTGGCTGCATTTATGCGAAAGGAAAATGGAGAAGCACACGCTTACTACATTGACCAAATGCTATTAGCAGATACAGACACAGTAGCAGGAAACAACTTTGAATCTTTAGACCGTGTAACAATATCAGATGCAGCAGCTCACGCACTATGTAACGACAGAGGCGACGCTGACATTTACGACTTGGATAAATCAGGTCTAACTGCTTGGGCAGATGCGTTTACACAACACAACAGTGATACACCAACAGCACTAACATTAGCAATGCTTGACAATGCAATAGAGAGTGCAATGGAAAATGGTGCAAACTACAGCAACTTGATTCTATTAACTGGATTTGATACATATCAAGATTTGAAAGCATTAATGAGAACTTCAAGTAATGGTTCTTTCAGATATGATTTGGCTAACGCACCAGCAGGTAGTATGAATGGAGTAACTGGCGAAGCTGGTTTGAACTTCGATTCACGTGTTGGCGCATACGATGGAATACCAATATTCCTATCACAGCATGTAGCATCTGAATCTGATTCAACAGGAAGAATACTCTTGTTAGATATGGACAACTTGGCATTCAGAGTAGCAGCTCCAACAACATACATTGATAATACGAACTTAGCAGTAAGGCAAGCACTTTCCAGAGAATACGCATTCTTAACTGCTGGTGAATTAATCTGTTACAGATTTAATACACAAGGAAGCATTAGAGACTTGGACGAGTAGATAGGTAATGAGGCTACTTAAATGGTCAAATTTACCTATATCGGCAAGCGCACTTCTCGTAGGCTTCGCAATCGCAAAGGCAACGTCTTCAACTGGTGCAGGGGAGATACCCTTGATATCGAAGACGAGAGCCTTCTTGAAAAGCTCAAAGGTTCAAAAGTCTTTGTCGAGCAAAAAGAAATCGGCCCAAAAGACACTGGTGGGGGGATTAAGACTAACGTCCGACCTCCTAAGCGTGGGGGCCGACCTTCTAAGCCCAAAAGCAAGCCCAAGAAAGAAGTGAAGTCAAAAAAGCCTAAAGGACTTAAGAAGTCTAAGAGGGCTGACTAATGGCATCGGCAGTAACAAGAACGCAATTAAGGCTGGATTCAAGTCGCAATGCAAGTTTGTTTGCGAATACAGAAACGGCAGTAGGCGGTTCTGCAACAACAATGATGGATGCGTTTAGCTGTTCTATATTTAACAGATATTCGATTCAGATATTCAATGGAGATGGTTCTGTAGTAGGAGTCGCTAAAGTATGGGCCAGTCTTAAGGACAGTCCGGGTGCAGTAGGCGGTTCTGATTGGACACAAATTGGAGATGACATTTCTGTTGGAACAAGCAGTAGTGCATTGAAAGCAATATCAACTACACCAGTAAGATGGCTCGGTGTTAATGCAACAGGAAATGGAGCAGATTTAACATGTCTTGTTTATGCGGAGCAAGTTTAGTGGATGTCGAATCCTATATACTCTAATATAGTCTCAGTAAGTGAGGTGGCCTAATGGCTGAAGCAGATATTACCTCAGCAGGAA